TATTACCTCCTACTACTTGTCCTGCAACTGTAACATCCAATGCACCTCTTGTCGCTGCAAGTAATCCGTCTTTAGCAGTTTGCTTATGAGCCTTACCTATCGCACTTTCAAAGTTAGGAACTACCGCACCGTCTACTTGTTGTAGTAGAATGGTGTTATCGTCCTCTTCATTAGCATTAAAGGTAAACTTATATGGCTGACCATTAGGAGCCACACCGCCTAAATTATTTGTCAATAAAGAAGTGACATTATAAGTATTTGATAATTGACTTTCAGCCCAAAGGTCCTCAGTCTTGGCTTGCATACCAATCAACTTTCCTTCCTCTGCAGTAATATATCCCTTTGATACCATATCAGCAATATTAGATGGGCTTCTAAACGCAGGCCCACTGATAGTGGCAAGCAAACCTTTTTGATATAACGTTCCTAACTTGGCATCAATCTGTTGGAACTGCCCAAACGTTTCTGCTTTGGCTTTTGTGATAGCCCCTTGCATATCATACAAGTCAAACTTGCTCTTGATTCTATTTCTCAAGTTATTGATACCAACCAACTTGTTCGGGTCAGATTCTATTTCGCCTTTCTCATTACGGAATCCAACCATCACGTTTCCTGACGTTGGATTAATAACAAGTTCAGAGGCATTGAAGTTTCCAAACCCCTCAGCAGTTCCCATAAGAAACTGTTCTAACTCTTGAGACGGGATAATAGGCTTCCCATCAGGACCAACATCTCCATACTTAGCCTTCATTCGAGCCATCTTGTCGGAGTATTCGTCTTGGTATTCTTGAACCAATGTAAATGCTTGGTCTGTACCGTCAGCCAAGTTCTGACGAATAATGGTATAGTCTTTTGGTTTTAGTTGACCATTTTTTAAAAGGGCATTAGTCATCAACAACTGACTCTGAGCATCAGAAGCGTACTTCAAAGACCACTCATTCATATTCTTGGAATCCCCCATAGGAGAATCCTTGAGCACTCGTTCCATTTCACGAGTTGCTCTATCTATCTCTGCCTTTTTTTCCTCTCTTACACGAGCCTCTTCTTTTAGAATGCCCGAAAAGTTTGCTCCTACTTCAGCCCAATTGATTGCTTCAGTAGGGTCTTGTCTTATGTATCCAACCTTTGTTGCCATATATTATATTTTATTGACCCCAAGGTCTTTGTGTCACTGGGTTTATACCCGGGAAATTAAGGGTAGGGATTTGAAAGTTAAATGGATTTTGATAATTATAGAGACCTGAGCCAAACCCTTGATTTCCTTGACTAATTGGACTCAATAAACTTGGTTGTGTCTGCGGTGCTACCGCAGGGGCAGTCTGTGGGGGTGTCTGATTTACAGGCAACCCTGCTAAGGCTCTTTGATAATTAGTGTTTACTTCAAAACCTGGATTTTGTCTTTTCATTTGTCTATACTGTTTACCCGTTGCAGTTGTTGGGTCATACCCCTGTAAGTATGTAGGGTCAGCACCCTGTGCTTCTAAAATAGCATTGTTAGTTGCGCTTTTATTTTGGCTATAAAGAGGGACCATTGATATCCCCGCCTGAAGAGTGTTTGCGGCTCCTTGAATTCCTTGTTGTGTCTGTTGTGCAGCCTGTGTTCTCATATCTGCCGCTGCTGCCATTTGTCCTTCAACCTCTTGCATATCCAAGTCGACATTGATATCTCTTAAACGAGATTCCTCTTCTAAGATTGCGTTCTCGATATTCTGAAGGTCAGTAACTTGGCGATTTGTAATGTCTGCTTGACCTGCTTGTTGACCCATTAAGACCTGACCTGCTGCAGATGCTGCACCTCTATCACTTTCAGAGGCTGCATTAACAACCTGCTGACCCTGACTAAGCATCGCCAAACGCTCTTGAGCATACGGTTCTTTTTTAATAGACATCTGCTTGGCATAATTAACCTGCAATTGTCTACGTGCCTCAGCCATAGCCTTATCTGCTTCAGCCTCGTACTCCTGTTGCATTCTCTTTGATTTGCCCGCCTGTATAAAGGAAGCAGCCGTGGACCCTGCCGCAATGGCGACACCTGCAATGCCTGTAATTAATCCTGACATAGTAATTGTTTATTTAAAATAATGTGTTCAGGCAAATCCATATAGTTTTCTGTATAAATATCTTTCTCTGCCTCTTCTACTGTTTTCTTATCAGTCCTATAGACGCAAGCCCAAACACAATCCTCGTGCATATATGCAACTCTTTGTGTTCCAACTTCCGTTTGTATTACCATAGGTGCTTTAATTCTTTTTATCTCTCCGTTATCCATCAGTATGGACATCTCTCCCTTCATAAAAAAAGAAGGATGATTTGTCAAGTGTATAAAACTTACCACCAATGAATCCTTTGGCATAAGCAATTCCCGTGTATATAAACCATCTTTTAGGTGGTGTGTTACAGGGAACACTTCTTGCATCTCATCGGTGTGATGAGTCACGGCTCCATTGACGGCTTGCAAGTTCTCTTTAAAATCAGCAATTGCCTCCCATAGAAGTCCTCGGTTAACGTCAATTAACTCGAGAAAATGTTCAGCAGACTTTTGCTTTTTCTTAAATAAACTTAATATACTCATACATTATACAAAGATAATAATTTTATGGGAAGGATTTCATTACTTCTGACTCAACTGCAAACAGTTCGGTTTTAGAAGTATTGCCGTTTTCAATATCAAAAACACAGTAGTGACCAAGCACTCCGTGAGACTCAGCAATAGCGTTCTTAATGTATAAAAAGTATGCGTCCTGTATAGGAATAGGAACTGTTACAGGTGACGGAATAATAGTAGGTATAAAAGTAGAACCCACTGTATTAATTACGACCTGATTGATTCCTGCTCTTAGATTAATGTTCACTTGCGTAACCTGCCCTGCAAGTTGTGGGCTGCTATACGCAGGTGGTAAGCCAAAATAAAACATATCTCCAACACTTAATATATTTCCTACGTTTACAGTCAATGGAAAATCAATAGTGGCTATACCCGCCCCAATTGTAACAACAGAACTTCTACCAATACCATTTAATGAACGCAAAGCATATTCTCCTGTTCCCGCAGGAACGTTGCCTAAGTTCCTTACAAAAGCAAACCAAGACCCCTCCTTCTTTTCAAACCAAGCATCATCAATATATCCTGAGTCTTGAATATCTGTACGCATATACGCCTCCCAAGAGTGGTCTCCTTCTAAGTTCAACGTTTTAAATAACTTGTTCTCTAATGGCAAGTCGTTAAATACACTCTTAACTTTTGATGTATACTGTACACCATAGAAGTTGTTTCTACTCTCGTTCACATTATGACGGTAAAGATTACCCCCGTTAAATGTATAGAAGTAGTTATTCATCCCAATCATAAAGTCCGGATAGTAAGAGTAAAAGGATGGAAATCCCTGAACTCCTTCGTCATATGTTAATGTATAGTTTGGCATATTATATTTTTATTAGTGTCTTTAAAGACACTATATTTTTATAAGCAATTATTTATCGCAATTATAATTCCGTTTTGAACAGTTATACTGTTACTTCCAAAGACCCCGTAGTACCCATCAGTTAAAATAAACTGACCGTTAGCATCACTAAATACCCAATCATACAAAGCAGGTGCACCTGCAGTTCCTGTAACGGGAGCATTATAATATGTTTCGGTTAAAGATGCTCCACACGCTTCAGTAATAGAAAATTGTTTAGTTGTTGAACTGTAACCCGTTAGTGCTACAGGACAAGCGATATCTAAATTCCAAGCAGTACCACCACAAGGACCAACCGCTTCAACCTGAATTAAACTTGGAGTCGCACTTATTTTAGGTATAACCATAACACACCACCCCGGTGCTGCCCCCAAAGAGACATCACCCGCAGCGACAAAAACAGACACCGTACTTCCTGAAGCAACAAATGAACTACCATTATATACATACTCCACAAGTGCAGGGTATGTGCTTCCTGATATTCCACAGTCAGAAGATGCTGCTCCAATATATGTGTATCCATTAGGGTCTGTAGTTGCGTGGTATCCATCAACAGGTGAACTTAATTTATTATAAACCCCACCATTATAAAGAACCCTAATGCCATCAGGGACACTTTGAGGGTTATACTTTACAATCATAGCACCAATAGAGTTCCCCGCATCTAAATCAACCTTATAGATTCCTTGACCTCCACTTGCTGCAATAGGCTGCCCGCAAGGGGTGGCACAACTACCGCAAGCCTGAGTAGGAAGTAACACACACCCTACTAATTCTCTTGAATTTATTCCGTCAGAGTAAAATCCGTCAGGTGCACAGGTAGTCAGCCCTGCGTCAGTGTAAACTGCCGTAGAGTTGAGTAGTGTTGAGCCGTCTATGTAATACGTTTGTGGCATTTTATTATATTTTATTTATAGTGTACAAGGTCCATATTCGATTAAGGTTAATCCTGAAGCGTTTACGCTTCCTCGTTTAGCACAGAATGTATCTGAGTCATATCCGCTTGCACCACCAATAGCACCTCCCGCTTGAAGACCATCGCAATCAATATAACTGTATCCTATACCTGAAGGACTATACGTTGATACTTGATACTCATAACATTGGAAGCAGTCTTCTTCGTTATTACAGTTGTATGTACCCGCATCTTGAATGCTTGCGTTAGCACTTGTTTGACCTGCAGATTGAATGGTAGCACAAAGCGTGACACCATAACCTCCATTGATTCCTACCTTATAATGAATCACATCCCCAACATTGAAAGAGTAAGACTCAATGTTAGCCACGTAATCAAACCCTGTACCGCAGTCACGAATAACATACGTAGATGAGGTTGGAACACCGCCCCCTTCTTCGCAATCACAACAAGCAATTGTTGGAGAATCTTCATCGTAACACAAATCAATAGGCGTACTGTTTCTGTAATCCCAAACCAAATACAAGTATTGACCTGTGGAAGGCATAGGAAACTGTGCGTAAAAAGCAGTGTTTCCGTTTACAGGGGGATTGATTGGTGTAGCCATAGTTGACGCAGCCAATAACCCTTGAATATCTACGGTGTTGTTTTGATAAAGAGTATTACTTCTTAGGTATTTAAACTCATCAGAACCAATCTCAAAAACAAAGTCATCAGGAACAATAGTGTTATTAAACATCGTAACAGTGGCATTGTTTGATGGTATTACACCACCTCCTTGAAGTCCTGTTATAGACTGATATTGTGACACAATAGGATTAATACTGCCTGATTGGAACTCTATTCCTTGAGTGTGAAGAGGAGACAAGAAAGCCCCATCATTCCATCTGTATTGGTTAGTGGTAAACAACCCTGCCTCGTTAGCACTTGTTACCGTTACTAAGAATATTGTGATTGATTCTGCAGCAGGACAATTTATAGTCAGGTCTAATGAAACAGAACCTGTGGTAGTAATCTCAATAACTGCCGTATCAATATTAACAACGTCTTTAGAAAACGTAAGAGAGCCACTTGAACTCGTTGGTCCAACCACTGTAGTGTTACCGTTATAAGTAGCAGAAACAGTAAAGGTTCCTGTTACTGCCGTAACTATAAAATCTATTTGGACATCGCCAACTAAGTCTCCAAGTTCATAGCAATTAGTATAACTACTTTTCCCTCCAACTTGAATAGATGTAGTAATGCCACACTCATCACAAACAACAGGTGCGGGTAAAAGAGTGTCATTACTTGTGAGTACATACTCGTTCATATATGGGTCATACCCTCCAATTTTTTGGGTATTAAACGAGGTGTTAAACAAATCCCTGAACCAAGTTCTCATACCTTGCTGAGAAATAGCAGTTAAATTTTCTGCTTCCTGTCCTTTTAATTGAATAACTGCACCACGCTTAGCATCAGTAAAGTATTTATCGGGACCCCATTGAACAAAACTTTCAGGATTATTTGAGATACCATACTCTTCTGCACGTGCTACCTGAGTCCCTAAGACCTTCGGTATTGACACAACTACCCCTTGACCACCTGCAGCATCAGATAAAAGATTTACGTCTGTTAGAACGTAAGAAATTCTATCCTCTTGTAGGTTCAAAATATCTCGTTGTCTTGATACTAATCTTTGAATTGGTCCAAAAGACTGCTCACAAGATTTAAAGTTCAAAAGACCAAGATTAAACTCATTAAGTTTATTTGTGTTTGATTCCTCATTATATACACCACTATAAGTAATATCAGCAAATCTTCTGCTCTCTCTATACTCTGTAGTAGTTGTGATAAATGCTCTGTTGCCAAGTTGCAATTTCTTTCCGTCAATAGCATCCTGAACCTTATAACTTTCTACACCATTACCAAATGAGTAACAGTTGTAAAAGTCAGTAAGAATAATTGCAGGAGTGTTAGACGCAGTAACTTGGTTTTGAACGTTACCTTGGTGCTCACCTTGTGCGTTGATATCATAAACCTCAGAAGACTCATACCATAAATTAGGAGCAGCATCAAGCGGTTTCGTCTCGAATACAACAAGACTATTGCTACGCTGAATAACAACCTCTAATTTATTATTAGTTCTTGCTCTTCTTCCTGAGTAGCCTTTGATACCATTGTATCCTAAATATTGTTTTGCCGTAGGAGAGGCTTGAACAAATTGAATTTCAACACCAAGAGTACACGGCAATGTAGCCGAGGTTACAATCCCCGGATAAAAAGTAGCCTCGGGTTCTCCTTGACCACACTCAGATTCTCTTTGAACAAAAGAAGCATTAAGAGTTCCTTGAACATTATCTCCAATCCACCAATCATAAAAACTTGGGTAGTCTTGAGATGCCGTAAAGTTATTCTCATATCTATATAGTCTCTTTTCTAAACCACAAGAACGACCTATTCTATAACTTTCATATTTGATTAAAATACGGCTACCTGCAGGAATAGGAAGGTCAACATATGTCCCCGGGTTTACAGGGTCTTCAACGTTTACTTGATAAGAAATAGGAGCACAGTTATTTGTAGAACTTTTGGAGTTATTTTTCTTTTCTCCTTGTGTCCAAGTTTGCGGAAGACCATCACCAATGTCAGTTGTTGTACTGAAGTTGTTCGCTCTGAGTTTCATATAAACTCCTTGAGGAACTGCGATGTCGTTTCCTTGGTCATCGACAGGAGCAGGGTCTAAGAACTTCGCAGGGTGTGCTTCTTTTTCTAATACTGTTGTATACACACAATTACTGCTCGGTCCTGATGTGTCAGCCTTAACGATTAACTCATCACCAACCTCTACCTTTTGTGAGTTTTGACCATCTAATAAAAAGAAATCAGCCCCCGATGTTGGGTCTCTAAAAAAGAAACTTGAGTATACAGTTTCGTATGTGTCTTTATCTGCTTTAATACAGAACTTATATTTCTTTGCCCAATAAGGTGCACGTTGTCCTGTTGGTATAGTTACCTGAATTTTATTCTGTAATTCAGAATCACCACAAGGGATATGTAGCGAGTTAAATGGACTAACTAAAGCAGTTGATGCTCTGTTAAATTCATCCATATATACGATTCCAACTTCATATCCACGATTGCTATGCAAACTTGTAGGGTTTCCAATCTCTGCGTATGTTACTTCATTGGCTTCAATCTTATAGTAGGCGTATACGTTTTGCGTAATAGTTGCAAACGTAGGGTCGTCTACATACCTCATCGTTGGGAACTGAAAACCTATTTCATTTGATGCCGGAGATGAAATAACATTGATAGGCTGACCTGCTGCAGAGATACCACTCTCATATTTATAAAGGGTAATATTTCCCGGAGCCTCAAGAGTTTGTTCAACAGAACAGTTAAACACATCCGTAAATGTTGTCCCGCTACAAGCGTTCGCTACAGTCTCGATAGTTCCCGAAGGAAGTGCAGTACCAATTTTTTCTAAGAAATCAGTGTCAATTGACAATTCATAAACACTGTTAAATGGCTGCTGAAGAACATATGTAAACGAAATAGTGGTTGCAACTTGTTCGTCTGTAGGGTATGGTGTATCTCCACTATAAGCGGTATAAGCATACCTAATGTCCATAGTTAGTAATGCACCTGCAACTAAGTCTACATCTGTAAAGTCAACATAAGTTACTGCTTGTGCGATTGTATTGCTTCCACCAAAAGAGTAGGTTCCACTATCAAGTCTACTTTCCAAATCGGTAGCACCTACATCAGTTGACTGTGCAGAGATACCATATTCCAACCTCACAGGGCTACCTGCTAAGTCTTCCATATCGTATCCATCTACATAGTTTCCAAACATAAGTCTATTGCCCATCATTGTTTGGGCTTTAGCAAGTCGTGGTACGTTGTCGTATAATCTTAAAATCTCAGTGTCTGCAAGAATCGTAAAGATTTGGCTATTCTGAAATTCATATGTATAATTGGCATTGTCTGCAAGACCTTGATTAGACTTGTTGATTTTTTCAATAATCCTAATAGTTGGGAATTCCATTTCCTTAAACAACAACTCTACAGACCTTACAAGAGGTCCCCCTGAGTTATAAGATACGACTGCCATATTTGCAGCCCCTATCATACCACTGTTTAGTGCCGTTGCAAAATCGTATCTAAAAGTGTTTGGTAAGAAAGCAGGCTTACTCCACTGAGAAGTTGCAGAGTATTCACCATCAGCGTATCTATATCTGTAAGCAAAGCAAATAAATCTTTCCTCTAAAAAATTATCTTGAGAAGAGGTAGGGGTTGGCGTTACTTTAGGAGCAGCCAAAGGAGGCTGCTTAATAACAAGAATAGACTCAGCACTAAACCCGTCAGCGTTTGCCACAGGGTTAGGATAGTTTCTTGTTACATTAATAAATCTTGGCTGATTGTAATTGTCAGTCCAAAACAATAAATCTTCTTTTTTATTTACCCCCGTGATTAAATACTCGTAATCAAAATTCAGGGTGGTATTTGCGGTAGCACCTTTTCTGATGCTAATCAAATGGTATGTAGTCGTATTAGAGTTGTCGTCATACGAAACCACTAAATCTATCTTTCCTGTAGGAGATGATGGGTAGTTGTCATCGTGTACAAACCAATAAATAGTTTCCTCTGAGCCGTCTTCAAACGCTCCAATACATTTAGCACTGCTACTTAAAGGAACACCATTGTAAGATAGAGTGGTTAAAGGAACGTTTCCTTTTGCGTTTTCAATAACCCCAACCTCAGAGTTCTCTGTGGAACCCATACGAATGTTAAGAGCATCAATGTACTCGCCATTGGGAACAATCCGTTCATCAACGGTCTTGTTCATTCTCCCTGCGATAAAATTTCTTGTCAGGTTTGCCATATTACTTGAGCCACTTATTTTGTCCTCTTAGATTCATCAACAATCTTCCCGGATGAATATTACTAATCCTAATCTTTGCATTTCTTAGCAAAGCAGATTTTCTCTTTCTTGCTCTATTAACAACGTACTCTTGTACTCCGAACTTAGAGTTTAAAATAGCAAATTCAATGGCTGCGTAAACATAGTCTTCAAATAGTTTGTTGACAGTTACGTAACTGTCATTGCCGTTTTCCATACCGTCAGACACATATTCAAGAACCACCAATTCATCTTGGATTCCTGAACTAAAATTAATTACTCCGCCCTTTGGATTAATCTTAAACGTAGGATTTGCGTTTGCGGTTTCGGTATTTAAACCAAACCTCGCCCCTACACCTCTTGTGAAATACCAATTCCCATCATCATTATACCCCATATTTCCGTTGAAAGGAGATAGGGAATTTAGATAGATGGTTGGTTGTATAGAAAATATTCTTCTGTAGTCTAATTCAGAGTACTGAGAAGACAAAGCGTTTCCGTCTTGGTCAAACAAAATCTGCCCTGTATTATCTTGAAGATAAGCAGAAGACCAATTGGTTTGAATGTTTTCACTTAAAGGGTATAGTATGCCATCTCTTTGTATAGATATACGAACCCAATTGACGTAGTCTGAAGGAAGGATATATCTTAGTTGGTCATCCACACTAAGTTCTAAAACTTTAATCTCTTTAAACGCATCATAGTTTAGTTCTTGAATAGCACGTTTTGCGTGAAACAAAACCTTAAACCTTTCCTCGTTATTGATTAGACTATGATTTCCCGCATACATTAACATAAAATTGTTAACGATGTCGTATAGAGATACATATTGGTACGAACCCCAATTAGCGTCTTGAGGGGGATTCCCTCCGTTTTCGTAATACTGATATTGAGATATATATGCCATTGCCTATTATTGTTGTTGTTGGTTATCCATTTGTTCAAGACCCTGTCCAAACTGAACCGCAGCAATCTCACGTATAGACATACCTGCGTACTGAAGTATCTTATTAATCAAATCAGATTCACAATCAAGTGGCAATTCAAAATCCTGATAATCAGGTTGTGATTGGTCAAATGCAGGTTCTCCACTAACCAAAGTGATAAACGTCCACTTAGGGTCTTTGGGATACCTGATGTACTGAGATGATACCTGCCCTACATTGGTAATGGTATTAGGGTAAGCAAACAACGTATTACCTTCTTGCGTATAAGCAGGGAAGGTTAAATTCGGTTTAGTTAAAAGCGAGTTGTTTAACATAGTTATTTTACTATGAGATACCTTTTCAGCCTCTTCTTGTTTTGAATCGTAGATTACGTAATTAATTCCGATTGCATTCCAAGGGTTTGAAGAAACAACACTTTGTGTAGTAGTAATACTCGTCTCACTGTTTACAGTAATGACAGTTACGTATTGAGTGATTCCGCTACTAACAAATCCAACTACATCTCCTGACGAAACACCATTAGTAATAAATGTAGCATTAGCATCTATAATGTTTTGACCACTGCCCTGAGTCCCTGTGGTTGTTCCACTTGTAACTATTTCAGGGAATATTAATACCTTATTCAATAAATAGTAATTATCTCCTGTAGTTGTAGGAGATGGAAGACTGTATATGTTTGACACCGTTGGAGGTGTAGTAGTTCTTGATAGTGGATTGTAAACAGAGAACATCTCAATCAACTCCTCTATTGCCTTTACAATATCGGCATAGCCCGTGCCTGATTGGCGGGCATTTTCTTTATTTATCTGATAATTGTACTGATAGAAATAAGTCTCAAATAAATCTAACTGTGCCTGCTTTGCAAATAAATTGAAATCAGAAGGCGAAATATATCCGTAATTATTTTTATTCAGTACAGACAGAACTGTGTTTCTAACTGAGTTAATCATCTGTAAACCTTTTTACAAAGATAATAAAAAAAAAGAACCCCTTCTTTTTGGGAAGGGGTCTTAGACTTACAAGAGTTTCTCAAGTAACTTATAGTTTTCTATGCCTTCGTCTGACTGTAGGAACGAGGAAACAATAAACATTGAGTCCTCCCCATAAGGGACATTTAGCATCTTGGTCTTGTTCGTATTTGTATTAAACCAAACTTCTTTTTGGTTTTTTCTAAAGGCTAAAAATCCTTTCTCAAATAGCAAGGAAACTGTTGCTTGCAATTTTAGTGTAGGGTCATTAACGATATCAAGGAATTCCTCGGGACGATTCTTAGCGTAAACTAAAATGTCTCTACGCAATTCAGATGTCGAAACCTTAGTAACATCTCTATTAAATAGTACTCGTGAAATCATTTCAACTTGTTCTACTTTCAAGTCACGGGCTGCAAGTAACGCATCAACCTCAGCATTAAGTCTGTCGACTTCAGCAGTTGCATCACGCTCCTCGTTAACCTCTTGAAATGCCATACCATTAGATGGATGGTAGAAAAGGAATTGTTGGAGTACAGGATTTGTTCTTGGAACAGTAAGAAAGCCATCTTCAAAGATGATTGGTTCCAATACCACGTTACCATCTTGCTCATCCTCGAAAGGGGATTTTTGGTTTCGTGCATAACGAAGGGCACGGTTTACCCCGGTTTCTTCATCAAAATACAATAAAGGGAATTGTGCAGTGTGTCGTGTCGGCAGCATATAAGATAATGGAGCCGAATTTTTTACGAGTTTGTAGACCTTGTCGGTTGCTACGTTTACTTTATTTTTCATTTTTAGATATAATTAGAATTAGATTTATTAAGAAAAAAAAGGGAGAGTGTCTTTGAAGACACCCCCCCGATTTTGTTTTCCTCTTAGTTTTGGAACAAGAAGAAGTTGTTAGCACCTAAAGTACATACTGCTCTTTCAGACAAGAAGTTAACCTCCATTGCGTCAAGGTCAGAAGTTTCAGCACCACCTGCAGAACCTGTAATCCAAGTTTTGTAACGTCTGTCTTCAGTTTCTGAAGCACGGTAACGCACGTGTAGGAAAGGACGCTTAGCGTTCTTACCAAGGATTTGGTCATACACAGTAGTAGAACCCGCAGGAACCAACAAACCGCTTACTTTACCTGAACCTGCAGCAGCAGAAAGTCCTCCACGCATAGTTGGGTCGTTCAAGTATTTCCAATCAGACTTATAGAAGTCATAACCTCTACGGAATCCGGTGAAGCCCAAGTTAAGAGCCATATCCTTATCGTTTTCAAAAAGACCATAAGAAGAACCACCCGCACCGTAAGAGTTTTGAGCAGCCAACATATCGTCAATAGAGAAACTAAAGTTTCTGTCAACAAAGATTACGTTCTCTTCGATAGAACCTTGCTTGTCCAAACGAGATACGATAGTATCAAAGTCGGCAAGAGTTACAGGATAACCACCGCCCCATACGTTACCACGCAAGTTAACAACGTAGAAGATACCTTGTGAACCTTTGTTACCAACGTCTCCGGCTGCAGATGCTGCACCTGAACCTGCTTCAGCAGGAACTGCTTCAATCATAGAAGTCTCCAAGTAGTCGTCAAAACGAAGACGAGTCTCGTGCTCTGACTTCAAATACCAAAGGTAACCTGAAGCACCATTCTCAGTGGTTACTTCTACCCATCCGATTTGAGCCATATCAGAACCTGATACTGCGTACTTGTCTTTGATGATGATAGGAGAGTTCTCGAAGATTTCATCGTCAGACTCCAAAGAACCAATCATTCCATTAGTTCCTTTTTTGAATTCAGAACCATAGATGAATACTGTCCACTTATCAGCAACATTAGCATTAGTAATACCTGCAGCATCGTAGAACGCTACGTCAAACGTTTTAGCGGCAGTGTCAACTGCAGTAACGATTGCTTTGTGGTTTGCACCACCTGCATTAGCGGTAATCATAAGCGTCTGTCCTACACGGATAGCGATAGAACCTGAAGCAGCATTTACAAATGCAGGAATCAAGACATCGTTAACAGTAAAGGTTGCTACTGCAGAACCTGCAAGAACTGTAGTGGTACAATCTACATACTTGGTATGAAGACGACCTTGCTCTGCCCATTTGATAAGGTCAGAATTAGAAGGCATCTCTGCTCCTACCATACGTAGGAAAGATGCAACTGTACGATTACCGTAACGCTCGAATTCTTTCTCATAGGTATCAGGAAGATACTGATTCAAGAAATCAAAGTTGGTAATGTAGTTTGATTTTAAAGGGACCTGTTGTGCACTCGGCTGCAACTGATATCCCGGAACGGATTGAACTGCCATTTTTTTAGTTTTTTAGTTTTGTTATTTATTACTTTTAATTCGCAAACCTCGACCTGAGTCTTGGTTTACTGCTCTAATAGTTGTGCCTCCTGTGTTAAGGTTTTGTGGGACATTACGAGTAGACATATCAATATTTTTTGTCCTTCTCATAACATCGTCAACTGCCTCAGACTTGCCTTGCTCATAAAAGAACTTGGCAAATTTTTCAGGATTCATTGCAACCGCCAATGCTTTGTGATAACCAACAGGGTCTGTTAGAAGACCATCCTCCCCAATAAACTTTCTCGTAAAGTTTGTAGGGTCTTGATGTACTTTCAACATTTCCTTTCCATCTCCGGGAACATAAACAAGTTTTTTATCGTCTAACGCAAACTCAAAACCTTTGAACTCACTACCGAATACTTCACCTGTCTTGTCTTTAAACCACTGCTCTCGTTTTTGGAGTTGCTCACTTAATGACACTGACTCTTGAACATATTGTCTATAATCCTCCAAGGCTTCTGAATCTTCTTTGGAAATAGAACTACCCGCAGACTCTGCAGGGATTCTGTATTTTTCCTTTTGGGATTCAAAATACTCTTTGGCTTTTGCGACCATTTTCTTTTTAGCCAACTTCGCTTTCTTAATAGTTGAATCATCATCTAACTCTTCGTCATATGAGTAGTCTTCCATTAAAGATTGAATATCCTCCTCGTCAAGACCTTTCTCGGTCTCTGTAAGATAATCACGAAGCAACTTATCAGGATTTACTTCATCAAGGTCTCTATTAAGTTTAATAAAGTCTTCAATGTTTCTTCCTGTTTCTTTTTTATACTTAAAGTAAGCAGCCACGTCTTCGGGAAGGGGTTCTGCCTCTTCTCTTTCACGGGTAAATTCTTCAAGAGAATTAATTTGCTTACCGTATTTTTTTCCTATAAATGAAAGAACGTCTTCCTCACTTAACTCTGAGGGTTCTGTTTTATCAACTTGTGGGTTTACTTCGCCTTTCGGTAATTCAACCTGTGGGTTTACTTCTTCTTTTATTTTAGGCTCGTTTAAAGAGGACTCGTGCTTTTCAAGTAGTTGTTGTTCTACTTCTTGAACAGATTTCTCTTGTGCTTCGCCTACTGCTTTTACTGTAAATTCCATATTAGATTTAATTTAAGTTACAAAGTTAATCAAAAATTGTTATAGTTTTAGACCGTTTATCGGGGGTTAAATTCCGCAAAATCAAAACCATCTAAACTATCTTCATTAGATTCAAAGTTCAAAGGAGGTAAATTGTTTTTTCTTTGGTTTATCATTTTGGATTGCTGAGTGTTTTGAATACCAATTCTATCAGCCTTCGCTTTCTCTCTATCCTTTTCTCTTTGGGCTAATCCCTGAACCTCAATTCCTTTTAACTGCATATTCAAATCGAACTCCTGTTGCATTAGTTGAGATTTAAGCATAGCCTCGTTCTTCATCTTCTCAATATCAAAAGCAATTTCAGCCTGCTTCAATTGTATTTTACCTTGAAGTTCCATCTGAGATTTTTGCATAGACATTTCAGAAGCCATCTGTTGTGCTTGAACCTGAGCCTGCTGCTGCATTGCTTGTTGCTGCATTTGCATTTTCTCTTCCCTGTCTTGCTTAGCCTTACGCTTAGCCTTCAGTAATTGGTTCGCAAGTTTGATGTTCTTAATCTCTCTGATATCAATAGCGTCTTCGAGATTAATATCTCCCTTAGACAATGCCATTTGAATATTCTGCTCAAGTTGTGCTCTTTGCTCTTCATCAGGAGCGACTTCAATAAAAATACCAAAGTCATAAATGTAGAGGTCATTAATACTGTGTAAGATATTAACGTTGTATTTTCCAATCTGATTAGTAAACTCTTCTTTAAAATCAGAGTACTCAAGAATATCTGCAACTCTATAGGTCAAACATTCAGCCATTGTTCTATATAGATAGAGACTTGAATCAAGAATATGTCGTGTAGCGGTGTTAGAGTTTAACGCAGCCAACTTCTGTAGACCGACTAAAGAGTTAGGGTCAGGCATACTTGCATCTCTTGCTTCATTCAATCCCGTAACTTGTCTGATTTGATTCAGATAGTGGTTATAGTTTCCAAGCAGCATTTGTGTTTTAGCAGCACCTGAGTTAGCAGTTAGTTGAGTAATTGGAACCCTTGCGTTGTTGTAGTCACCATCCTGAGTAAAACTTCTACCGATTACACTACCTGTTTGGAAGTATAATCTCAATGCGTCTTCAGGATTATAAGCGTTACCTGTACCAAGGTCGACCTCGTTTAAACCATCAGCATCAATAAAGACACCATCAGGAACTACACGAGAAATAACTTGCTGCAGTTTTAGGTGTGTAATTTGAATCAAGTCGGCAAATGGAATCATTCTTCGTGTCAGAGATTCTATAACACCTTTATACATTCTTGGAGCACAGGCTACGTAATTAGGCATAGCGTGTTGTGTCGCAGACTTAGGTCGAACCATATTCTTTGACATCTCCCATTTTAAAAGGAAGTTGGTTCCCATAACCATAACGCCCTCATACCAAACATCAATAGTTTTTGAGACTCTTTCAAAGTTTCCTTCTTGCATCATTTCGGAAGGAGGGTTGAATGAATCATCCTTCTCTACCATTTTTAAATTACCCGAATCAGAAATCTTTTTCTTGTATACGATTTCTTTTGTGGTCTTATAGTTGAAATACATCAACGTAGCAGTATCTCTATAAAAAATATCATTCTGATAAAACTGTGCTATATTAAAATAGTCCCACCAACTTTGGCTATACTTAGATATCTCTTCTAAGTCCTCATTGGTTAGTGATGGGTCAATCTTTTTCAGGTCAATAATAGGAACTGTTTTAATCTCACCCCAATAGAAACAATCTTTGAAGTAAGGGCTTTCCGTATAACTATACACCACATTGGCGGGGTCTACATATGACAACTTAACACCATCTCCTTTTAGAAATTCGTGTTTAGCAATAGCAACACCAAGTACAGTCATATCATAATCAAGTTGTTTTCTGATGTCATCATAATGATTGGCATCGAAAATCGTATTGATTGCAGTCTCCTCTGCAATTTCAATTGCAGGTTTGTAGTTGAGTTGCATATACAACGCTAACTCTTCGTCATTATTAGGAAGTTCTTCAGGCTCTGTAACAAAGGGATTGGCTCCTGTTTTATCCATAATGGTTTGAAGGATTGGTTTAGCAACCATCTGTCCTTCAATCATATCCTGATAAGCACTTCTTTTTTCTTGAGACATAGCATCTTGTGCGTATGCTTTTACTTTGAAAAGTCTATCAGACATTCCGTTTACAACGATGTCAATAAATTTTGGTATGATAGGAATAGGTGTCCAATCTAAATTTAAATAAGACAAGTCTCCATCAACGGCTAATTCATTTTTGTATTTTGCCACTGACTGCTCTCCACGAGCATACAATCTAAGTTTATGGAAGTCTCTCCATTGACTATAGTATCTGCTTCCGTTACCATCTTTTTTAAACCACTCATACTGAATGGCTTGCCCAATCTGTAACCCGAATTCTTCCGTAGCCTTTTCATTGTCTGAAACAAACTGACTCGGGAAGCCTGCAGATGTGATATTTATCTTAACATCCTTCATCTAATAATTTCGCTTATTGTTCCTTTATTACTATACCTTGCAAAG